GTATATCATCAAAGGCTGGAAATTCATCGACAGCTTTAAGCCAATCTTCTCTTTGTTCTTTTAATGCATTCCAAATTGTTTCTTTTAGGTCTATTTCGTATTTCATTTTTATTTCCTCATCGTTTATCAATAAAAGAATTGTACCAAACAATTTGTTGCATGGCAAGAGTTTTCGGTTAAATATGTAAAAAATAATCTTGTATTTTTTTGGCAGTTGTTGTAAATATAACTTAATGATTTATAAGGATAAATTAATGTTAAAACGTTGCCCCGAATGCATGGGTCGTAAAAAAGTTCCAGGTTTAGGTATGATTTTGCAAGACTGTTTGACTTGCGATAAGACTGGTTTTGTTGAAGATATGCCTGTTTTGCAGGTGGGTGAAAAGATTAAGAGAAAGTATCAGAAGGCTATTGATGCTTTAGCGGAGCGCTAGGAATGGTAGCAAAGAAAAAAGATATTCAGCAGCCTAAAAAATCAGAAAATAAAACCGCACATCCAGGTGGTAGACCCACAACATATTCAGAAGAGATGTGCAATTTGATTTGCGAAAGAGTTGCTTCTCATACATATGGATTGCAAAAACTTTGCAAAACTTACGATGATCTTCCCGATCAGTCTACTGTAAATTTATGGCGCTATAAATATCCAGAGTTTTCCGATCGCTACATACAGGCAAAAATTAAACAAGCTGACTTATTAGCGGAAGAATGTTTGGAAATTGCAGATAGAGAAGAGGGTGATTCTCGTCTTGATGAATTTGGAAACGAGGTTTTCAATGCTGAATATGTCGCGCGTGCGCGATTGAAAGTTGATACTCGCAAATGGCTGGCGTCAAAACTAATACCAAAACTATACGGCGTTAAACAGGATTCCGTAACGGTTATTGTTAAGCATGAAGATTTAATCAAAGACTTAGAATGACACCAGAAGAAAAAGCCATTCGACAAAAACTTAAAGATAACTTTGAACATTATGCTTTAAAGTGCCTTAAAATTCGCACCAAGGAAGTATCAAGCAAATCAGGGGCTATTGAACCTTTTTCTTTTAATCGGGCGCAGAAATACGTCCATCAACGGCTCGAAGAACAGAAGCGTCTCACTGGTAAAGTTAGAGCGTTGATTTTGAAAGGTCGTCAACAAGGGATTAGTACCTATGTTGGAGGTAGATACTACCACAATGTAACCCATCACTTCGGAACTCAGGCATTCATCTTAACGCACGCATTAGATGCCACACAAAATCTCTATAAAATGGCTCAGCGCTACTATGAAAATACGCCAGAAGTCGTTAAGCCTCAAGTCACCACGTCAAACTCCAAAGAGTTGATATTCGGATTGCTAGATTCTGGCTACAAGCTAGGAACCGCTGAAAACAAGGCGGTAGGTCGTTCTGCTACTATCCAGCTATTGCACGGCTCAGAAGTTGCCTTTTGGAATAACGCCTCAGAGCACGCAAAGGGCATACTACAGGCTGTGCCCAACTCTTCTGGCACGGAAATCATCTTAGAATCTACGGCCAATGGGTTAGGTAATTTCTTCCATCAACAATGGCAGTTAGCCGAAGCAGGTCTATCAGACTATATAGCCGTCTTTGTCCCATGGTTTTGGCAGGATGAATATACTATATATATAGATGAAATAGATTTAACGCCAGAAGAAATGGAGCTTAAAGAATTCTACGGCCTGAATAACGGTCAAATAGCCTGGCGCAGACAAAAAATAAGAGAGCTTAGCGTTAATGGGACGGATGGCGAGAAGTCATTTAAGCAAGAATACCCATGCAATAGTGAAGAAGCTTTTCAGCTCACAGGTGAAGATAGCTACATAGATTCAACACTTGTTATGCGGGCAAGAAAGACACAAAAAGTGGAGATATTCGGGAAAAAATACCTTGGTGTGGATATTGCCCGCTTCGGAGATGATAGAACAAGTTTCATTATGAGGCAAGGAAGAAGAGCGTATGCCCTTGAATCTTATATAAAAAAAGACGTAATGGAAGTTACAGGCCTTGTTGTTCAGGCCATTCAAAAGCATCAGCCTGATAAGGTCATGATAGACATGGGCGCTATGGGGAGCGGTGTCTATGACCGCTTAAAAGAGCTTGGTTATAAAGAAATTTTGGTGGCGGTTAATTTTGGCGGCAAGCCGCTTGATGCAAAAAAATATGTAGCTAAGCGTGAAGAAATGTGGGGTCTTTGCAAAGAATGGCTTGCTGATGAGCCGTGTCAAATACCTGATTCAGATACCTTGCACGCAGACCTTTGTGGCGTTAGATACAGTATTGATTCAAATTCCAGGTTAAAGATGGAGTCAAAAACCGCTATGAAGAAACGTGGAATCAGGTCAAGTGATGAGGCAGACGCCCTTTGTTTAACCTTTGCCCATCCAGAAATAAATTCACAAAACGCTAGTAAAAACAATGATTTAGCTGTTAATATTATGAAAAATCAATTCCGACGCATTCAAGACGAGTCTAATTATTATGGCGTATAATGAAAGCAATTTCGGTGAAGACAATTTACAGCGCATTAAAGATAATATTGCGACGGCCTATTGCTACTTCGAAGACAACTACAAGCGTTATAGAGATTTTCGTCAATATGTATTTAAAGAATCTGTCACCGAAGACCAGCGAGCGGTTTTAAAGCGCCTTAATCGCCCTTGTATTGAATTCAACATCTTAGAGGCTTATGTATCTCGCTTAAAAGGCGAGTTCGCCATGCAAGAACCATCAATTTCTGCAATGCCGGAAGAGAATCAACAGGCTTTGGTTGAGCTTTCATCTATTATTGAAGGCCATATCCGTCACATTAAAAACGTAGCCGATAAAGATTCTTTCTCTGATGACTTGTATCAAGATGAGCTGGCAGGTGGTTTTTCGGTGGCTGAATGCTACACGGACTTTGCAAGCCCCATGTCTTTTGACCAGCAAATCAAGTGGCGCAGAGTTTTCGACCCCACTTTATGCGGCTTTGACCCCTTAGCTAGACAATCTCACAAAGGCGATGGAGACTTTTGTTTTGAAATATTCCCCATGCTTATCGAGGATTTCAAGAGAAAATTTCCCGACCAAGACGTTGAAAATCTTAATTACATGGTGGACATTGAGGGTTTCTCATGGTCTTACAGCGACCAGACTAACCGCAAAGTGCTGTTGTTTGTTCGTTATTTTGAAAAGAAAAAGAAAAAAACAAAGATTGTTAAACTTGCCAATGGGCGCACAATGACGCTTTCCAACTACCGAAAGATGGAAAGGTTTTGGCAAGAGCAGCAGTATATTGAGCAGATTCCCGTTATTGTGAAGCAAAGAACCACTGAGCTTGAAACTATTTGCTTTTATGAGCTGATAGAAAATCGCATATTGACAATGGAAGTTACAGACTATAATCAATTGCCTTATGTTTTCTTTGATGGAAATTCAATTAACTTAACGAAAGGTAAAGGTCGCTCTACCTATCAAATGACAAGACCTTATGTCTATCACGCCAAAGGAATTCAAGACCTTAAAAACTTCGCGGGACAGACTCTTGCTAACTACTTACAAAATATGGTTCAGCACAAATTTATCGTGATGAAAGAAGCTATACCGCAAGAGAAAGACTATCTCGAAGCTCTTAGCGATATACAGCGAATGAATACTGTTGTTGTCAATGCCTATTCAGAAAACAACCCTGATAAGCCCATACCGAACCCGATTAGAGAAGTTCAGAACTTGCCAGCGCCACCAGAAGTCATGGGCGCGTTCCAGATGACAGACCCAACGACTCAGACCATCCTAGGAAGTTTTGCGTCTAACTTGGGCCGTAATGACCAAGATTTATCTGGTAAAGCTGTTATTGAAACCGCTAGCGTTGGTAATGCTGCCTCTATGCCGTATGTTATGGGCTATCTGGCAGGGTTGACTCAACTAGCAAATATCACAGCTTCTCTAATGCCAAAACGCCTAATCGGCAAGCGGATGCTTCCATTATTAAATGCTGCTAAAGAACAGGAATATAAAGAAATCAACGGCCCTGGATTGCCAACACTTGATTATGACGACCATTCAATCAAGATAAATATAACGGCGGGCGTCAACTTCCAAGTGCAAAAGAACCAGGCATTACAGCAAATAACATCGCTTATGCAAGCAAGCCAAGAGTTTGCGGCATTCATGAACGACGATGAAACATTGCCTATATTAGTTGACAATCTAACTATTTACGGCGCAGACAGACTCAAAGAAGCTGTCCCCAAATGGATTGCTAAAAAACAACAGATGCAACAACAGGCTCAGCAAATGCAGCAGCAAGCCATGATGCAAGATCCTCGCATGATTAAAGCACAAGCCGATATGCAGAAAACGCAGTTAGCAGGAGCAGAACTCCAAGCCAAGCAGCAACAGCAGCAGTTTGAGAATCAAATGGAAATCGCAAAACGCGCCACTGAGGATAAACTTGCTGATGCAAAAATACTGGAAGCTGAGGCGAAAGTTTCTCAAGCCCAAATTGATAGTGCAATCAGGCTTGAGGAATCAAATACAAGTCTTGAGCGCCACGCCTTAGATGCGGCAGCAAAGCTCGCCGAAGTCAAAGGCCGCGAGCACGATACTTTATTGAAAACGCATCAAGCGCATTTAGAAGAAAGAAAATTACAACACGAAATAAACAAAGCAGAAAAGGAGTCTAATAATGTCGAATAAATATAATATTTCAATAAAAGACATAGAAACCAAGCATGGCATTGCAAAGCTTGAGCATGACGGCTTCTCAAGACAAGATATTATGCACGGCATGTACAAGCTTACAGATGGCCTTCCTCAGCACAAAAGAACTGAGCTGGTCAAAGAGCTTTTTAATCGCAGGGAGAAGTAAATGGTTTCAATGCTAGGTAATGTTGGCTTGAAGCTGGTTGAAGCAGAATTGTCAAAGCATTGCCCTGAAATTCAATCTTTCATTCTAAGTCAGTTGAAAGTTCTGGCGGAAGATATTATTGATTTCGTTATGCAAAAAGGTAAAGAAATGGAAGAGGGCAAGCAATGATAGCTTTTTCAGTTTATGAAGATTACGAAAATGTTCGGTCTAGATATTACAATCTCTTAATAGACGATAAGGGGCGCATGTTTCTGGAAAATGAGGCCGGCAATGCTATACAGCTTGCTGATGATGAGCTATTTCAAGTATTTCATGATTATTTTAAAACCCATGGGAGCGTATAAAATGAGCAAAGAACAAAAGCCTAAAGATGACAAAAAGAAGATGAAGCAAAAGAAAGATAAGAAGAAGGATTGCATGTAATGCCCTTTAAAAGCAAAGCTCAGGCTAAATTTATGTTTGCAAAAAAACCAGAGTTGGCCGAAGAATTCGCTTCAAAGACTAAAAGCATCAAATCTTTGCCTGAGCACGTAAAGAAAAGTAAAGCCAAAAAGAAAACATAACCTATTGACAAATATAACAATTTTTCATTACTATGAAATTATTAACGTCGCCAAACGAAAACTATGGCTGCCTCTTCGTGCACAAACGAAGCTTTTCACGGTGACACCGAAAATAAGTCAAAAAAGTAGGATTTTAAATGATTGATGGAATTGAAACTGAAAATCTTGAAGAACCTGTTTCTAACTTAGAAAGTGAACCCGTTTTAAGCGAGCAAGAAGAGGAAAAGAAAGAGAAATCATTCCCTAGCTCTACAGTTCAAAAAATTGTAGCCCGCGAAAGACAGAAAGCTTACGAGAAAGGAAAAAAAGAGGCTCTTATGACACTAGAAAATCAAGAAATGAACTTGCAACAACCTGCACAGGCGCAGCCCATGCAGCAACCACCTAATCAATTGGGCGGGATTCCCCAACAACCGCAAGTTTCATCCGATGATATCAGTCGAATAATTGCTGAACAACTGCCGCAGCACCTACAACAACAAGTCGAAGCGCATAAAAATAATATGCTAATCGAATCGTTTGTTAACAAAATGCAAGCAGCAGAACAGGTATATCCGGGCTTAGAAAAGAAACTTAATGATTTAGATTACACAAAACCAGGAACGCGCGCCCTTGTAGAGATGGCAAATTCCATGGAAAACACAGGCGATATCATGAATGAATTGATAGAGAACCCTGAAAAAATGGGCACTCTGTTAAATCTTATTTATGAGCAGCCTAGACTTGCAGTTCAAAGAATGGCAAGCCTATCTAATTCAATTAAGACTAATCAACAGGCCGTGTCGCAAGAAAAACAGGCTCAAAACCCAATCAATCAAGTTAAATCCTCACCTAATACTGGCATGTCTGGTAATAGCGAGCAGGACTTATCGATGAATGATTTAAGGCGTATGTTTAGCCGTTAATTCAAAGGTTTTCTATGTGGTCGCAATTATCCAGATATTTATAAAATATTTTTGGAGTAACTATCGTGGCTACACCTACTAATACATTGCAAAATGTACAGTTATACATCAAAGCCGAATTGGCTTGGCTTGCAAACTCCTTTTGGGGTATCGCAAACGCTAATAAATCTCTTGAAGAATTTAACGACAGAAAAGGAAACTTAGGTGATGTAATCACATTTGATACAACTCCTCGTTACATCTCTTTTGATGGCCTGGTTATTACGCAACAGCCTTCAGTACAAAGAATCCAGTCTTTAATCTGCTCTCAAGCGAAAAACGTTTCGGCAGGTTATACAGACGAACAGTTCATCTTCAACGTCCGTGACTACATGGACCGGTTTGGGATGGCAGCAGCCGAAGAACTAGGTACCGCAATTGAATCTGATATCCTAAGAAACATCGTATCTGGCGTCGTTGGTAACAACCCTAATTCACCTGAATATCTTCAATCTCAAGTAAACTCAGGTCCTTTTAGATTCTATGGCGATGGCGTTACACCCATCAATAGTTTCCAACAATTAGCACAAGCATGGGCAAACTTCACAGCCTTTGGTTCTGCAACTTACAAAAAACGTGGTGTTTTACCAGTTGATATCGTACCTGCAATCGTAGGAACAGGATTAAACCAGTTCGTTCAAAAACGAAACGATGAAATCGGTGTTTCTTGGGAAGTAGGGCGTTTTGGCGGCATGGATGTTGATTGGTCTGTTTCTAACTTACTTCCAATCCATACGTCCGGAACAATTGGTGATACAGCAGCGCCTAATAACATCATGACTGTTGTTTCTACAAACGACCCCACAGGGGTGAATGTGACTGCAATCACTTTCACCGAACCAACTGGTGGTACTGATGCAAACGCAATCAAAGCTGGCGATTTATTCCAGTTCAATGATGGCGTTAGTGGCAAGCCTAACATGCGTTTCTTAACTTTTATTGGTCATAAAGTAACTAGACAAAGAGTCCAATTCAGAGCAATTGCCGATGCTGCGACTGTAGCTGGTAGCGTTACTGTCTCAATCCAAACCATTAATGGTGTGGGCTTGGTCTGGGCGCAAAACCAAAACCAAAACATTAACAACACAATCACGGCTGGTATGACTGTCACGCCTCTTCCTTCTCATCAAGCTGGCTGGATGGATGCGGGAAATCAGTTCTACTTAGCAATGCCAAGACTGCCAGACCAATCACCTTTTGAGACTGTCTACTTTAAAGACAAAGAATCAGGTGCTGCTCTTCGACATTATTGGGGTGCTCAATTCGGTCTTGATAACAGGGCGTATGTACGTGACTCAACTTGGGGATCGACGTTAGTTGCGGAAGATTCAATGCGTTTGATTATTCCTCTTTAATGGCTAACTGATTATAGGATACTAAAAATGACAACTTACAAATCATATAACACAGCGCCATTTGCATTCATTAATGGCCTGGGCATTAGCAATAATGCCACCACCCCTAACACCAAGCTTGATATCGCAGCGGGTTCTACTTTGGATTCAACTGGAACTTTTCAGTTGACCTCAACTGCTACGATTACCATTAATGCTGCTAATAGCGGCTTAAATGGCTTGGATACAGGTACTTTTGCGGCTTCCAAGGTCTATGCGGTATTTTTAGTCGCCGACCCTGTAACTTTGCAGCCTATTGGTGCAATGCTGTCTTTGTCGTACACAGCGCCTTTAATGCCTTTCGGATATTCAGCCTTTGCTCTCTTAGGATTTGCAACAACTGATTCTTCAGTGCATTTCTTAAAAGGTTATTGGACTGATACCGATAGCACAACCCGTATCTTTATGTATGACGCGCCAATCGCTTGCTTGACAGGCGGTGTTGCGACCACATATGGTACTGGCGGTATTGCCTTAACAGCCTTTGTGCCTGCGATTAACAATCTGCCTGTTTATATTAATGCGGACTTAATACCAGGAAATGCTGCCGGTGATACGCTGAAGTTCCAGCCAGGAAACGGTACAGGTGATGCTATTACTATCACGGGCCAAGTCACGACTGTTCACATAACCCCGCAGGTTCTTGTATTGTCTCAACTTGTAACAGGTGTACCAACAATTAACTACAAAGTGACAAACGCAGGTGATACCGCTGCTGCTGCCGTTGGTGGTTATATCTTTACCCTGTAAGAAAAAAAGGATAGCAAGTTATGGTTTATACCGCGCGCAAATTAATAACCAAAGCCTATTATTTGTCGCAAGTTATAAGCCGTAGCTTGCAAACAGTTACAGCAGAACAAGTCACAGACGGACTTGAGTTACTCAATGCTTTGATTGACTTTAAGCGCTCTGATTTAAGGCTCATACCTTATTACAGCAATTACTTTTTCAATACCGTTCAGGGGCAAGAATTATACGTAATTCCCAATCTTTTGGCGGTTGATACACTTACATTCAATATCGGGGATGTGAGATTCTCACTCCAAGACCAAACAAGAAGTGGGTATTTTGCCACTTACAGGATTGATAATGTTCAATCTCTTCCTTATGAATACCGCATAGAAAGACAGTTTAACGGGGCCAACCTGTACTTGTACTTCGTGCCAAGCCAAGTATTTCAGATGAAGTTATGGGGTAAGTTTGGTTTAAGTGAAGTAACGCTTGACCAAGACATGGCACTTACCTATGACCTATACTACATAGAATACTTGAGGTATTTGTTAGCCGAATATATTTGCTCAGACTGGGGCGCTACATTTCCCGACGAATCCAAAATGAAGCTTAAAGAGCTTGAGAAGAAATGCATGGATGTGTCGCCTCCTGATTTGTCCGTAAGAACCCAAAATTACTTTGGAAGCAGTCCAGGACTAGACTGGGCTGTGATAAATTTATCCAATGGATATTTGCCGTATTAATCTTCCTGGTTTTGATTGGCAGATTAATATAATATACCCTCTTTTTAATGGGGTATATTATGAAAACTGGGTTTTGTCTGATACATGGGGTTTTGAATGAAGAAAATGCAGATATTTGCATTACGAAATATGTAAAACGAGGGTGGAGATTGAGATGCAAGGAATGCAGCAAGATTAGCAAAAAGAAAATGTATGATAAAACTAGAGATCGACAAATTCAGATTGCGACTGAATGGGCTAAAAATAATAGAGAAAGGATAAATAAAAGAAAAAAAGAAGATAGACTAAAAAATCCTAATAAATATAGAGCATGGGAAGCAGGAAAATATAAAAAGGCATTTGAGAAGCATGGAGATGCCCATAGGGTTAAACAAATTTTAAGAAAATATAAGATAACAGTTGATAACTATTTTATGATGATTGAGCAGCAGGATAATAAATGCGCTATTTGCAGAAAAGAAGAGACAAAAATGAGCACTAGATCTTTAAGTGGGCCAAAAATTAGCCCTTTAGGAGTAGATCATTGTCATAAAACAGGCAAAGTTAGGGCATTATTATGCAGGAAATGCAATCTTGGGTTGGGCGCTTTTGATGACGATATTGAAAGAATGGAAGTTGCGATTAAGTATTTGAGGATACATATTGATGCCAGCGCCTGAAAGATCACAAAATATACAAGAAGTTCAATTAAAGGTCGTTGGTGGGAACAAATTCGGACGCTATCCTAAGATCTCGGTTGAACAAACGTGGAACTTTATTGTCTCTGATAATGCTTTAGTGCCCTATGCCGGCTATAAAAACGTCTTAAATGTGGGTGGCACAAATGTAGGGCGAGATATCTTTTCAAGCATACCCGGTAATCTCATGCTTGGTGTGTGGGGAAGTCAAGTATTCGTTATCTCAACAGCGCTTGTTGCAACCTTTGTAGGCAGCTTGACGACCACTACAGGGGATGTTTTTATAGAAGAAAACAACAATCAGGAAATAGCTATCACTGATGGGGTTCACATCTATGTTTATAACTGGGGAAGTGGTCTTTTTAGCACTTCGGATGTAACGCCTGGATTTACTTTGCCTGTAGGATTGGACAACCCTGGTTATATCTCTTTTCAAAACGGTCGGTTAATTGTGGTTGATACTGATTCATCAAACTGGTATTTGGGTAAATTTAATGATGCTTTAACCTGGACGGGCACTGGAACATACATAGGCGCATTACAATCAAAACCTGATAGAGTGCAAGCAGCAGTTCCAACGCCCGGGGGCGGTAATAACCTGTGCTTGTTCGGTCATGCAGTTGTTGAACAATGGCAGGACATAGGTGCCGCAACATTCCCATATCAACGCTCTTCAACCTTCAATGTTGATTTTGGTTGCTTAAATGCCTCATCAATAGCCGCCCTAGATACTTATATTGTGTGGCTTTCAGCGAGCGAGACCTCAGGTGCCACGGTCATGATAATCAATGGCAGTAATGCTAAATCTATCAGTACAGATGGCCTTGATTTTAAACTTGCAGAACTTACCAATCCAACTAATTGTACGGGATTTCTATTTCGACAAGATGGTCATGTTATTTATCAATTCTGTTTTCCAGACGACAATCTAAGCTATGCCTTAGACTTAAATACGAATTTATTCTTCACGGTGACAGATGAACGACTTAATTACCATCCGGCTCGTAACGTTGTTTTCTTTAATGACAATTATTATTTTGTTTCATTGAAAAACCCCAATTTATTTTTGTTTGATACAACTATTACTGATATAGATTACGGAAATGACGAAGTATTTGAATTACCAAGGCTTAGAATAGCACCCCCTTTAAGGCTGCCTTCTCAGCGCATGTATATCATAAAATCACTAGGTTTTACGATAGAAAATGGTCAGCCTAATATTCCAACGACTATCACGACATTTACAGGGATGCTCGATGATTTGGCGACAGAAGATTCTTTTGATATCACGACAGAGGATGGTGATTTAATAGCATTGGATGGCGGTGCCGATTCATCTAACACAAGTATTTATTATTCTGAGGCCGTGGACTTATCAATCTCAAGGGATGGCGGTGAATCGTGGGGCAATGCTGAAAGGCAATATATGAACCCTATTGGCAAGCGCACAAGCAGATTTATATTTCAAAGATTAGGTCAAGCAAATGATGCAAGCCCTCAATTAAGATTTAGTGGATTTGGTCGCTTTGTAGCCTTTGATGGCGTTGTCGAGGTGTACGTATGAGCATTCGCATACCCAACCTACCGATAGGCCAAATCGTTGATGAAAATGGCAATGCTACTGATGACGAGCTTACTTTTAGGCATGCCCTAATTACCCAATTGCAAGATAATTTTGGCGCTGAGGGCTGTGTCATTCCGTCCCAAACGGCAGCCAATATTCTTATCATACAAAACAACACAGACGTACAAGGTAACTTTACATGTCAATTCGGGACAATGCTTTATGAATCAGACACAGGCTTGGTAAAAATCGCTATTGAAGACCCGTTAGGCAGCGGTATACCAGTATTTCACACTATAACGGTAGTATAAGGGGTTTAAAATGGATCCACTAACAATGATGATGCTTGCTCAAGGCGGAATGGCTTTGGGTCAAGGTATATCTGGCATGTTTAATAGAGGTGGCAATCCTAGCGATAAAGCCAATGAGTATATTGGTCAGATTCCAGGTGCTGTCAATCCCTACTACCAGCCTTACATAAGCCGTGGTGTGGGTGCTAATAATGAACTAGATAAGCAATACACTGATATGCTTTATAATCCAGGCGCTTTATATGACCGCCTTGGTGCTGGATATAAGCAATCACCTGGTTATAAATTTGCTCTTGAGCAAGCCATGCAGCAAGCTGGTAATGCTTCTGCATCAGGGGGTATGTTAGGAACGCCAGCAGATGAACAAAGACGCATGGAATCAGCCCAAGGTATAGCGTCAAAAGACTTTGAAGATTACATTAACCATGTTATGGGCTTATATGGCGGTGGGGTAAGTGGCGTTCAGAAAACACAGCAACAGGGTTTTGATGCGTCAAGACAATATGCTGATATTCTTGGTCAAACACTTGGTCAACAAGGTCAGTACGCTTATGGCGGTCAAGATTTTAATAACCAAAACCAAGCTAAGAACTGGTCTAATATCTTTAGTGGTGGCGCTATGGGTGCCAATGCATTCTTTAATAGACCTCAACAAGGTGGTAATTCAGGTTACCAACCAACTGGGAGGGGTTATTAATGGCATTTAATATTCCCGGTATTCCATTTAGGGCAAGTTCAAATGTCCCCGATTTGATGGAAGCTATTTCTAAAGGTTTTACTGTTGGTATGCAGCCTCAGAAGCAAGCGCAAGAGCTTTTGGCTAGTTCTTTGGCAAATAAAATCAGTCAGGCTAAGGCGCAGTATGCGCCACAAAGGCAGCAATCAGAAATTGACCATATTTTGGCACAGATTCAGCAAGAAAAGGCGATGAGTCAGCATTTTGGGGCGCAAACTACGGGTTTAAATTTAACTAATGCTTCTCTACCTGAAAAGTTAAGATATGAATTAATGCAGCAGCGAAATAAAGCTGAACATCCTGAGCTTGGCTTTACTGGTAATGTTGGTGATTTGGCAAGACTTCAATATCTGCAACAAAACAATCCTGGTGTTTTTGGTCAGCAATCACAGTCGCAACAAGACATGACGCCTCAAAATTTCGGTCAAGGACACGGTGTGTTTGCGCCACAACAGGAACCGCAAGAAAATTTATATGACAGGATGAGAAATAGTATTCTTGGGAATATGGGTGCTCAAAAGAACATGAGCACTTTAGATAAGGCTCAAGCAGGTTATGATAGAGCTGTTGCGCAATATGGCGCTAATTCTGAACAAGCACAAACAGCATTATCATTTAGAAATAAAACAGCAGGAACATTGAATAAAGATACAACGACAGTTCAATCTATTAAACAACAAATCGCCTTAGCTATTCCAAGGCTTCGCGAAGCTATAGAAAATCTCAAAGCTATTCCAGCCCCTTTTGCAGGTTCACCGGATTTTGCAGCAAAAACAGCACATGAAAAGGCAGTTATTGAGGCCGCTGAATCTTATGTGCTTGCTAAAGGATGGAAAAACACCGATGAAAATATGGCCAAGGCTATGAAATTACTAGAAAGAGGATTTTTAAATTCAGACAAAAGCTATCATTCTCAATTGCAGGATATAACAAACAGTATTGAAAATGATTATGAAAATGCTACCGGCGAAAAACTTCCTCCGCGAGAATCTTTAAAGAGAAGAGAATTTAAAGACCAAAAAGAATTTCTAGATTATTTGAAGCACTTAACCCCGGGCAGACGCGCTGAGGCAAAAATACTTTATGCGAGTAAATAAAATGGCATACATACCTACTGGAAAAGATTTTGAAGATTTTGAAGCTAATAATCAAGGTATTGGCGGCATAGGACAAGACATTGCTGAAAGCATCCAAGGACTTCCTTCATACGCAGCAAACATGGCTAAGCAATTGCCAGGTGAAGTCTGGGGCGCTTTAACGCATCCATCAAGAATTCAAGGTAATTTACTTGCAGGCCTTGGAGAAGGCGCTATAGGATTGCTTAACACCCCTGGTGTAGCGTTAGACTACTTTGCCAATAAAGGATTGATTCCTAAATCAGTATCCAAGTATGCGCCTCACATTGGAGATTTAGGTGTTGAAAAATTCCTTGGTATTGAACCCAAAGAAAAAGGGGATATGCTTATTCGTTCATTATCTGGCTTAGCGGTTCCAGGTAGTATACTTAAGGCTGCTAAATTAGGGAAGGCTGCAAGTCCTCTTGCAACGGCCTTGTATTCAATGGGACAAAATGAGAACCCTTTGCAAGCTGCCTTACTGGGTGAAGCTGTCCCAATTGGTAAAGAGCTTTATAATAGAGGCCGTCCGTCAAGTATATTCCGTGGGGAATTACCGCCAGAAGAATTGGCACGTAAATTGCAATTGACACAAGGTACTGAAACGCCTTTAGGGGATGTTATACAAAGTCCTTTCTTAAAAAGACTTTATGAGAATGTACTGCCCCATGTTCTTGGCTCGGGCGCTGAAAAGGTTATGCAAAGAACGGGAACTAATATACAACAACTGGGTGTCAATTTGATGAATCGAATAGGTTCTCAATTACAAGTTAATCCGGAAGATGTGGGTGCGCGCATACAACATGCTTTGCGAACAACTGCAAGAGAAGCAGAACAACAAAAAGAAGCTAATTTTAAGAGAGTAAACGATAGCGCTGAAAAATTGGGAGTTAATACGAATAGAACTCAATTAAGAGAAGCAGCAAAGAATATCTTGAAATCTATCAATGAAGATCCAGATTTAGCAAATTTTACTAATACTAATGATATAAGCCTTTTAGAAAAAATTTCGGCTAATCCTGCAAATGACAAGGGATTTTCATTAAGAAATACAGGTATTTTGCGTGGCGCAATTGGAAAAGCGGCATATGAGGCCAGGACTAAAGGGGAAATGCCGAAAGAAGCCATTTATAATAAATTAAAAAATGCTCTTGAGGAGGATGTTAATCAAGCTATTGAACAATCTGGCTCATCTGAATTGCAAGATCTTCATAATAACGCAATGGATTTTTATCGCAATGAATATGCACAGTATAAAGACCCTGAAATACGTAAATATATTAAAGGCGGAGGAGATCCTGATTTAATCCTTCAACATTTCATTAAGGGCGGCAAAAACGACCGCGGCACGATTTTACAAAAGCTTTCCAACGCATTAAGGCAGAATCCGGAGATCTCGCCTGCCGTTCAAGACTCATCCCAATTGCAACATATAGGTACATCCCAACACCAAACACAACGAAACCCACAAGAAACTCTGTTAGCATATTCTTATCTCTCCAAAGCTTTGGATGATGAAGGTCACATCAATCCAGTTAAATTAAGAACACTATATCATAATTTGGGCACAAATCAAAAAAGAGCCTTATTTGGCGAAGGCGATCTTGCAAATGAAGTTAGAAATTATGCTGATTTAGTTGGTCACAATAAAGAAGCGTTTGATTTGATGTTAAATCCCCATACAGGCAAAAGAAATAGTGCTTTACTATCGCAAGTAGGCCAATTGGCCACGGGCGCAGCATTTCATCATTTACCTTTATTAATAGCTTCGGGCATAGGAGGAAGACTTGCAACTAATCGCATAACTTCCCCAAAATACAGAGAAAAGCTAATCAACGCCATGATTAAAAACAAGCGAGTTGAACTACCAAAAACAACAAAAGCGCTACAACCACTTGGTGCCGTTGCAACTAACGAACAAAAGCCATTAGAACTAGAACTTAACCAGGGCGCAAGATATGGAAAATACTAATAAAATCAATAACTTAACATTGAAAATTTATCAAAAATAAAATAGACTGTAGGTATCTTGGTGCAATCAAATAGGATACCTACGTGCCAGTCACTGATTTACCAGACCCAAGGTTTATCGAAAGCCCGCAATTACAGAATATCTTTTTAGATAAAGATACTGCTTTTCCCATGTCTGGTGGTCGCGTTGAATTCTATGAAGACAATAACAGAACAGTTTTTAAAACTATCTATCAGCAAGTAAGACAGCCTAATAACACTTATCTTTTTGTTCCTTTAAATAATCCTGTGGGCCTTGGGAATGCGGGGTCTTATGTTGATTTAACAGGGAATGATATCAATGTTTATTTATATCCCTATGTTGGAAGTCCTACAGACGAAGACCAGGGTGCAATTGATTTATATTATATTAAGGTTTATAACGCAGACGGCGTCTTCCAGTTCGATAGAGAAGCTTGGCCACCCAATGTGCAGGCGGTCGGCGGTAATACAGTTTTCCAAGACTCTGATAATCAAATAGAAAACCCCCAGTTTGTTGACGTGCTTTTTAACAATGACAGGGGTGCAACATCACACTCTTTTGCTGTAAGTGGCGCGGGAACTAGAAGCTCTATCATTCCAGACTGGGACATCATCACCAACGGCAGCGGTACAGTAGTCGTCTCTCAGTTAGCTTTAACTGATTTAACAGCAGCAAGTTTGCCTCCATATGCTTTGCGTATATCATCATCAGGCATTACAAGCCTTCAACTAAGACAAAGAATTACAGCAAGCCCTAGATTAATGGGTGCTAGTTTTATCTCAGGTAGCTTTGTAGCCAAGTCATTTAATGCCAATGCAGTTAACTTGGTAATGAATTATGTTGCCTCAAACGGCTACACAGAGAATCTTGTTAATGACTTCACAAGTTCGGATGGTAATTTCAACACACTTATTAATGATACCGCCACCGAAATCAATACTACAAATACAAATGCACCTCCTTCTGGTCATATTGATATCGTCATAACGATACCTGTCGGACAAGATGTGGGCATTACCTCAGTACAAATCGTTGCGGTTGCAAATATTGAATCCACCTCTGAATTTCTTCAAGAATCTGTGCCTAGACAGTTAGACCATCTATTTCATTATTATGACCCATTGCTTAAGTTTAAACCCATTCCAAGTTACTTAGTTGGTTGGGACTTTCCTTTAAATCCTGCGCAATTTGGCGTAACTGGAACTTTGGGCGCGATAGGTGCTAACAAAGGGGCTTACGTTTGGGATCAAACAATTGTATTCCAGGCAGTAGATAATTCAGTATCTTATAGTCGAGATTCTTCTGGCTCTTTGCAATTAGCGGCGACAGCAAATACACAGGTTGCTATTATCCAATATTTAGACAGCATTGAAGCAGTTAAAATACTGATAAATAACTTGGCTGTAAATGTTAGATGCTATTCTAATGTGTCGGCTAATGTAACGATTTCACTGTGGTATACGACCAACGCAAGTCTTCCTGTAGTTACAGCAGGAACTAATAACACATTCATCTCTACGCTAGACGCTAACGGTCATCCTTCTGCTGTAGTTGCTGGATGGACAGAAGTATCACGAGGAGCTTTGGGCAGCGCTGCCTTTACGCAATCATTTTCTACGTTCATAGATAATGGTTTCTCGGGATGGGATTTACTGCCTCAAGCAACGGCGAACACAGCCAAATTCTTTGCTATTGCTATAGGTACTTCAACAATCCTAAGCGGTAATAATATTGCTTTTAATTCAGTGTCTCTGGTTCCCGGGAAGATACCTACAATTCCAGCACCCCAAACGGCTGATGAAGTGCTTAGAGAATGTAAATACTATTATCAGAGTAGCTACGACTTAGGCGTCCCCCCTGGAACGCCTGGCGTTTACCCTAATTTTAATAATGCTAAATCCGCACCCCAATTACAATTGAGTACTACTATAACAAATGCTGCAGGCTACCTTAAAAGTTTTGAATTGGAGTATGATACTAAAAGGTCTGTTACTCCCATTATTCAATTCTACTCTCCTGAATCTGGCACTGTAGATACTATGTTGTATGCCCTGAACTTGGCTGGTGTATATCCAGCAGTAAGTGCGCCGCCTGGACTTCTTGCTGTAAATCCAGGGGATATCACACCCTCTACTTCATACACTCAGTTTTATCTAGGTGACAGCAGGGCTTTCTATCAGTGGACTGATACAACCCTAATTATGTCATCTACAGCGGCTATCAGCCCCACATCAGACACTTTCATTTTATATCACTTCACATGTGACGCTCGTTTAGGAGTAGTTTAATGTCAACCAAATTTAATATGACCAAAGATATCGCGGGCTATAACGGCTTTGGCATCCCATTTTCTTTAGATGGTCAGTCTATGATTCTAACCGCAGCAGTAGCTCAGTCTGTAACGGTTCCATTAAACTATCCTTTTTGGATTGCAATATTTAGCTACACACCAGGCTCAAGTATTTGGGTCGATGGTATTACTACGGCCGTAGCACCTACAGGGGCTGCTTCGGCCACCACAGCTAGACTTAACCCGAGTGCCAGATACGTTAGAGGCGGTCAAACAATTAGCTTCATTACAAGCGATGTTACGCTACCTATGGTTGGTGTTGAATTCTTAGTTATAAACCCTTACGAGAATTAAAAATGAGCGTTTGGAATGTGGCCTTGGGAATGAATGTAAAAAATAATCCAGTCTTGGATAGCCCGTATGTGCAACAAATGGACATAGGATTTAGTTTTTTCCCTCCAGGCACAGAAGGACTTCTTACCGAGGCTGGTAGTTTTATTTTAACCGAAGATTTAGAATTTATTACAACGGAGTAGTGCAAAATGCCACAAATTAAAATTAGCGCATTACCTACAGGCACCCCTAAGGCGACTGATTTAACGCCAGCCACAGACCCTCTTGATACTTCATCAGCGCCCTCAGGGACTACAAAAAAATATATTAGAAGTGATGAATTTAACTTTTATGCCTCAGCCTTTGGCTATACCACTCTTACCTCAGTGGTGGCCGCATCAACGGTTGCTTTAACTGCCACTTATGCGAATGGTGCGCTGGGTGTTGGCGCTACTCTAACTAATGCAGGTGCCATGGCGGCTTTAACCCTGGATGGCGTGACGCTAGCGGCAGGGAATCGCGTCTTAATATGGAATCAAGCCTCTCAATTCCAAAATGGTATTTATACAGTCACAACAGTTGGTTCAGGTGCGGTTAACTGGGTTCTAACTAGAGCCACAGATTACGACCAAGCAGCAGAAATAGCACAGGGTCAAGTTGTTCTTGTCCAGCAAGGCACTTTATATGGCGGCAAAGCCTTCCAACAGACAAATACTGGCCCATTCACAATGGGTACCACTTCAATCATATTTGCATTGTTCTCAAGTTTTTCATCAGCTTTTCATTGGCAAGTTGTAACCACATCACCAATTTCAATGGTCAGGAATAACGGCTATGTAACCAATACCGCAGGTGCAATCAGCCTATCTTTGCCAGCGGTTAGTGCCGTGGGCGATGAATTAAGATTAATAAATTACGGCGCTGGCTTATTAACTATCACGCAAGGTGCTGGCCAAAGAATATTTATAGGTGCTGGCAATACGACCTTAGGCGTTGGTGGTACGGTTGCAACATCAGCGCAATACGATTCTTTCGGGTTAATTTGCGTTGTTGCAAATACCATTTGGGTCGCACCTAGCGCACCTCAAAGTGCTGGCTTAATCTTCGTGTAAGGACTGAATAAAAATGACCTCACCTAATAATGCAGTAAATACCACCTTAACAGGACAGTCAGGCACAGGTGCCTTTGCAGGGACTGCCAACACGACCTTTACTGGAAAGACCGTTACTAGCGAGCTTTTATGCGGCAGCGCCACAGGCCCACAAACATCAGCAGCAGGTACTATGCAAGCCGTGGGGGTAGGGGCCGCAGGCCAAGTCATTACTTCATCTTACATTAATAACGCAGGGTCCTCCCCAACTGTTTGGCATTATAAATCACGAAGCGCAGTAGTAGGCTCTTTCGCGACCGTACAAACAGCAGATACCTTGGGTCGAGAGTTATTTTTTGCAGATGATGGCACAAGCTTTGTCTCATCGGCTGCGGTAATTGTTTCAGCCACGGGCGCTGTATCAACAGGCATCGTACCTGGTCAATATGTGATTCAGACCGCCAATTCCTCGGGTTCTTTAACGTCAGCAGTGACAATAAATAGCGCTCAGCAAACTAATTTTGCAGGATTAATAACTTCATCCAATGGAATTAATTTTGGCGGAACAACGCTTGGCACCTACACTGAGAACACTTTTTTGCCAACTTTTACCTGCGCAACACCAGGCGATTTATCAGTTTCTTATGCAACCCAAAACGGATATGTAACACGCATAGGAAGGATGGCGTTTGTACAAGTTGATTTAGTATGCACCCCTACTTTTACGACCGCATCTGGCCAGATTCGTGTTTCAGCATTGCCATTTACGGTAAATAGTACAGCGCCTTTGCCAATCGGAGGCGTCAGTACTTCGTCAGGCTTCGTTTATGTTGGAACCCCAACCACCAGCATCATAGGCGTTCCGGGTCAAGTTTATGCAAATATAAGATTAAATGCCACGGCTAGTAATGGTGTAATAATGTTAATGTCTAATATAACTACTGGCGCAGTAATCGAAATCACTTTCACTTTAGCGTATTTAATATAAAAAATTAAGGATTAAAAATGGCAATATTAAGCATACAAACATCGCAAACAGGCACCGTTGGCGTATTGCCATCTATTGCTTATATTGCGACTACTAATACAGAGGTTGAAGTTTTAGCAACGGGATTTCTTAACAATGCTGTAGCGAGCGGCATTCAGTTTTCATTGCCATGCCTTGCCGAAGTCTCAACGGCCACAAGTCCATCAGCACAGCCAGACGTGGGATGGTACGAAATAAAACATGTTGGTGCAAACTGGTCTTTAGTGCCAAGCGAGAATCCTGGGGATGTCGTTCTTCCAACCATTGCTAACCATATCGCAGTATTCACCAATACTACAGGTACGCTGGGAGAAGATGCAGCTATCGCAATTAATGGTGGAAACATCCAGGCGGGCTTAAGTGGCACCGCTGGCTATTTGGCTTCATTTCCTGCAACGGCAGCGCGAGGTTCTTTAAGAGTAACCGCTGTTGCTAATACAGGAAATACACTAACCACCTTGTCAAATGTTGCAATGGGACAGGCTAGTGTTGTGAGCATTCCAGACCCTGTGAATGCCTTAGGTAGACTGCTAATAGGCGCTACAGCAACACCTTTTGTCAGTGGTAACTTTCCTGTTAATTCTGGCACGGGCGGTCTAATGGTTGACTCAGGGATTGCAGCTTCTCAATTAATGCAATTGAATGCTGTCAATACTTTGACAGGTTCTGGGCAAATTGTTTTAGTAAAGGCAAATGGCGTTGAAGCTTCCAACCTGGTAACGGCAAGTGGTAATGCTGGAGTTATAACCACCTCTTCTCTTAACACTGCTGGTGGCGCGACCTATGCTATTACCTGGACCAATACCAAGATAACCACAGCGTCCGTTCTCTCCTTATGCATCCAAGGTGGTACAAATACTACGCAAAATATAACCTTCACCTGTGTACCAGGGTCTGGCACTGCAACATTAACTATCTTCAACAATACAGCAGCCACGGCATTAAACGGTACGATTTTGATAGGTTACACAGTGCTATAGTATCTCATCTATCAATGATAGAAAGAGCTGAGCCAACGTTATGCGTTGGCTTGTTATTTATAGCTTGAAACAAAATTATTTTGTGTTACATTGAACTGTGGCATAGGTTTTTTCCTCATTCATGCGATCCAGTTTTCCTATGCCACACCACTGAATACAGTTGCGGAGCGGTTAAACGCGAATAGTTATTGTGGGTAACAATAATGCACTTCGGCCTATGGCCTACGTTGGTTCGAATCCAACCTGTATTCACCAAATTTAAGCATTAAGTGAGAATAAAATGGAAGACTTATCTTCAATACGATTTGAACAAGCTGTATCTGTAGTTTTCAGGCAAGAGGGTCTTTTTACGAATAATGCCGCAGACCCTGGGGGCGCTACTAATTATGGTATCTCATTAAGGTTCTTAAAAGCGGCTGGTGTTGATATTAATGCCGATGGCGTTATTGATGTTCATGACATTAAGTCTTTAACGGTTGACGGCGCTAAATCAATCTATAAAAAATATTGGTGGGATAAGTACAATATTTCCCTGATTGATTCCCTTGAAATTGCCACAAAGATTTTTAGTCTTGGCGTTAACATGGGCATGCATGAAGCTGTTAAGCTATTGCAGATTGCCTATAATCGGCTTAATAAAAAACCTATTGCAGTAGATGGTATTATGGGGAAACAAACCTTTGACGCTATTAATGGCAGACTTACAGCTACTAGCAAAGACGTTCTTTTAGAAGAATTCAAGAATTCAGCTAAACATTTTTATATTAATCTCGTTGCAGACCATCCTTATTTGAATGTCTTTTTGAAAGGGTGGCTTAACAGGGCTTCAAGTTAATGCTTAAGCCAGAAGAGGCGGAACAAATAGCCTTATTCGACTGGATAAGGCTTCATCCCAATATTGCACCCTATGCCTTTCACATTCCAAATGAACGTAAAACCTCCAAGCAACATGGCTACAAATTAAAAAGAATGGGCGTTAAACCCGGTGTTAGTGATATATTTATAGCTATTCCATCGCTGGAATACTACGGTCTTTTTATTGAACTTAAAGCTGGTAAAAATAAGGCTACGCCAGTTCAAAATCAGTTCCTTGATGATATGAGGGAACAGGGCTATCAAGCTGTTTGTTTAACTGGATTTGAGGAAGCTAGAATGTTTATTGAATCTTATTTGAAATACACAACTGCTTGTACCAATTCTAAATAATTCACTCATCATTCATTATCTTTAAACGCTGCACTATATGAAGACTCAAAGACATTAAGGCTTTAAGAGAATCTTGTCGTTTTTCTATGACCTTCTCTTTGTCAGAAATTTCATCAAACCAGAGACCATTTATAGCATGCTCTAAAGCATCACAACCAGAGCAACTTCCATAATCAATCATGATGTAATAAAATTTACTCCAATGTTCTTCGTCAGGCATTACAAAGACCATTGTTCCAGAATAACTATCATGATTAATAACTGTTATATTTTCCAAATTAGGATTAAAGACAAAGTCTTCTTTTAATTTTTCAAGGACAATTTTTACTAGGTCAGGGTAACCAATATTAAAATCTGGGTCTAATAATTTTTCTTCGAAAAGCACCTCAATAGATTGTTTTCTTTCTTCCCATAACTTCACAATTTCTTTAATCATTTAAATTCTGTCCTTGTAACTGTTGCGACCATCATCATAATAGTTTTGCCAGCCATCACTCAATAATTTACCAAGTGTCACTTTTTCTGAATAATAACTATTAGAAGAGCCGTACCATCTGATTGTTACACCCCCTTTGGTAGTATCAAGCTTATAGAAAGACCAGGTAAAGCTTATATCAGTATATTCAGGTATTTTAACACCCTCAGGGTTTTCATCTTTGTGGGTAACAAGCTCAGCAACCACTAAAGGAGAACCGATAATATCTTCCAAGTCGCCACAAATGTCTATGATTTCACAATTTGCGCAACAGTCATGGTGATACATAAGCCTATATCTAAAGCCATCATCGCAGCCAAATTCCATACATTCTTTGTCTTCTGATATGTTTATATATAATATAGTCTTGCCTTTTAAATCTTCAAATTTCATAATAAAACCTACAAATTTATTTTGTGCTATGATATATTGGTTTTTTGAATATGACAATAGTGGCAGAGAGGTCTATAGCTTATCTATACGTAAAGGCGGCGTGCGACTAGACGCAATACGCTTGCTCGCGAGTTCGAATCTCGCCTATTGTCACCAGATATGACACTCTCGGCGTTGACAGTGAAACGCTATAATCACTAAAGTAACGGCGGTGAAACAGTGTATAAAAGATATTCTATAGCTCAACTGGTAGAGCAGAGCTGTCGCAACGGCCCTGGATGTAGGTTCGAGTCCTGCAAATATCATAGCAAGTGCAATTCTTGCAGAGTGTCAACTGAACTCAATCAGCCTAGGTTATGATTGAGAGGTGGCGGCATACCTACCATAAGTATAGGGCTAGAACCCCTAGAGTGTCCTGCTAGGTCAGCAGTACAAGAGACCGAAGACGGTGAAAGCCCGTCGCTATGTCCTAGTCATGGTCGATTGGCTGGGACACCATTCGCTATTCGGGAATCAAGAATGATAAATAAACATACTTATATATGCGAATGCTGCAAGCAGACATATAACAGCAATAGAAGTGATGCAGAAGCTATCAAAGAATTTCATCAAGGAATAAACTTGTTAGGTTATTATGATGACGAAGAGGCTGCTATTGTGTGTGATGATTGCTTCATAAAAATAATGAGAACCGTAAATTAAAGAGGAAATATGTCAGTAATACGTAAATATAAACTTACCATAGATAATGATTTTAGTATTTTAATTCCAAGACTACCTGAAATACTAGACATCAGGTATCAGGATGATGATTTATATCTCTGGGCTTTAGTTGATTTAGAAAAAGATGAAGTTTTTTTGCATTTTAAAATAATTGGCACAGGTTTTGATTTCAATCCTAATGGGCTTTCATTTATAAGAACTGTTCATGACCCAAGAGGTTTTGTTTGGCATGTATTTTATAAGCATCCTGAAATATGACAGATGAAAAAATATACTGGATTGAATTTAGAATTAGAGAAGGAACTATCCAATCAACTTTTGAAGGTATAAATTTTGTGCCTGATAATTGTATAGATGACATGGATTGGTTTCACTTCGTTAGTCCTGATAAAAATCAGGCCATAAATGAACTTATTGCTAAACTTCAGAGTTTGAAAGATGAATGAATTTACAGAATCAGAATTAAATCATATGAGAGATGGCGTTTCCTTGCGTCTAAATTTAGACATGTCAAACGAAACGCGCAATGAACTGCTTTCTTTATTAAATAAATTGGGGCGTATGGTTGATGGCTATTATAAATGTCATGTTTGCGAGCATGTATCGTATGAATGATTTTACTAAAGAAGAACTAGAAGACTTCATAAACTGGGGAGAAGTTTATACCGAATTTGGATGTTCTTGGGCTGCTGCAGTGCATAGACCTTTAATTGATAAAGTTCAATCCATGATTGATAATTATAAAGAAGATGAAAGCAATGAATGAATTCACGAAAGATGAATTAAACGATCTCAATGTATTGCTAACCGTTTGGCTCGTCAAATATCCTATGGACAAAATCACTGCCGAATTGCAAGTTAAATTGCAATCCATGATCGATAGCTATTGCGAGCATACAAGACAAATGCCTAATTATAACATCCAGACACAATGCGCGGATTGCTTGGAGATACTTTAAATGATAATCAGTGAAAAAATAGTTTTTGGATTAAAAATCATAACTTGTATTGGTGTTACTTGCCTTACAATTTTGCTTGTATTTATGTGCGCAGCTATGATTTACGGAACAATTACAGGTGATTTATGATAATCAGCAAAAGGATAAAGAAATTTTTCATGAATCTAGATACCGCTAAAGGATTTCTAATCGGTGTTATTTTCTCCGGCATTATAAATTTAATTATTATTTGGTTATGCAGATGACAATCAGTCAATAACAGGAGATATAATATGCCCTGTACATCAGGAATAGGAAATGATAGACCACCTTCCCTCAATGAGTATCAAGATACGCTGGAATTCTTTCTTTGCAGAGCATGCCGATATTTGTCTAGACAACAACTACAAGCAATCGTTAGGGAAGAGCAAGCAATTGTTACGCCAACTACAAATAAACTTTATGAGTGGTACAAAAAACATTTGAAAGAGGATTACGAATGTGAACAAGGCCACGAGCATAGACCAGATACATCTTATGCTTTGAATGAGCTTAAGAGAATTAGCGGTATTAACCATAATAATATAGGTGGAGTTTACCCTTATTAAATGAAATGCTGGTTTAAAAAACATAAGTTCAGACATTTCTATGACCAAGTAGTAGGTGGCATTCTTGCTAGGCATGTTATATGCAAGAATTGCCATCTTGAGTATGCTTTATTTTGGTATGTTGAAAAACCACATAAACCACCGATACGATCTTGTCGTATTAAATTGAGAAACCATGAATTCCTATAAACCAGATTAATATTTTTTATCTCTAGCTTCAAGTAAAGGCAATCCAGCTTCAGTTGGAATATAAATAATCTTATCACTTGTATGTGTTAATGAATCAATCCAAAGATAACGTAAATACCCTTCATTACCCTTCAGGCTATCGCCTATGATTTTATTTGCTTTTGCAACACCTTCTGCTCTTATAACTTCTGCTTGAGAAAGCATTGAAGCTGAATCCATTTTAGCTTGAGCCTCCCTAACGGTTATCTGCCTATTCCATTCTGCTCGTTTAAGTTCTGCTTCACCAGATAGCGCTGAAGACCATAGATTGTATTTAGCATAAATAGCCATTAGACCAAATAAACTTACTATACCTATGAAAAGCACAAAGATAACTATAATTGAAACAAAAGCGCCTTCCTTTAATTCTTCACTATCCATTTCTAAGTCCTGAATTTTATATATGCCTTTAAATATCATGCATTCTGATAATTTGCAACAAACCAATTCAATAAACCCGATTAGGATAATAATCAGGTTTATTAAATTACTTTAAAATCAATGACTTACATATAATACACTAACATTCCCCCTGCTTTTTGCTAAAAAGTTCTAAATTTTCTTAAATAGTTCTAATTTTTTGACCGAATAGCGTCTATTCGGTTATGTCGTTCCTTATTCGGTTATGGCAATCTTGCTTGGACTTACCAAAATATTTGTTATAATAAATCTTTTGAGGTAATTTTATGTCTGGCCCATACATTTGTACTTTATGCTTATCTTATGATTGTGTTCATAGTAATTTTGGTTCAACCTCTACTTTGTCAGGACAGCAGGGAGGAATGTTTCCTGCTAGTGACCAATATGCAAGATATCAAGCAATTTTATCTCAAGGGATGTTAAATACTGCGCAAAATATTGAGAATCACATTAATAAAAGCAAACAGCCAAACAAAAAACTTTTACTATTAAGGAAATGACAATGAGCCTATTAAAATACAGAGACGTTCTTACACTTTGCAAAGAAAAAGTCAAAGAAGCCATGGCACCATTACGCGCCCGTGAGATGCGTAAGAAAGCTGAGTTAGAAATTTGTAAACTTGAAAGCACGATTGCAGAAAAGGAGCAAAAGATACAAGAATATGCTTCTCAATACCCTATTGACTTTGATAAGTTGATTGACGCCATAGACGAGCTTGAACTTACAAAAAGACGCAAAGAACAGTTTGAGAAGATAGTTGAAGAGATGTTTGGCGATGATTGACTCTACCTGTGACCATGACCCCTCAACGGTTCATGGAGCCATTGGAATGTATCATTGTCCATTGTGCGGGGAAATGCAGATTGCAGGACTTTCACATACTAAAATCATGGAGGTTAAAGATTGGGATGAAATGGACGATTATTTGAAATCAAAAAACGAAAAACTTGAATATTTAGGCTAGGATGAAGGAGATTCAAATGATTGACTATGACAAACTAAAAATTGCACATGAGTTATGCGAAAAATTATCAATCATTAAAAATCAGTATATACAGGTTAAAATACAAATATGTCTCAATGACTGCTCTTATGCGCTAGAAAACAATGCAAATATTTTTAAATTTGAATGGTTTGATAGTATTGAGGAACTAATCACAAAGCTTAAAGAGCTCACAGAGCCGCAACCAAAATACAAAATAGGCCAAGAGGTCTGGTATATTACTTGTGAATTTGAACCCATATCAACAAAAATAGAAGACTTAACTTGGTTTGAAGATTCAACTCATTATCTTATTGATGAAGGGCATATTAAAGAAAGCAATTTATATCCCTCAAAACAAGCATTAATCGAAGCACAGATTGAACACTGGACTAAGTTAAAAATAGATGAAATATCAGAAGATACCATAATTTCTACATTGTGTTGCGGTAGCACATGGAGTTACTATAAGAGTGCCAAATACGTAGTTAATTGCGCGCATTGCCAAAAAAAGTTTCATGAAAAATGCCAACATGAAAGCGATGGAATCTTGAAAGATGATAGCGGAACATTTGAACTAGGCTGTTATAAGTGCAAAAAATGCGGACAATTTTACAGATGAAATGGTTATCCAGACTGCTTGAATATTGGAATGATAAAAAATTAGCAGAAAAATGGGGGATGGATGTTAAGGATATTTGTGTGCACGAAATTAATACTTCTGATAGATTTATAAATATAAATTCATTCAAGTGCGCTAAATGTGGAAGGCTTTATAAATGACTAGAGAAGAGCAATCGCCTGGCATTCAAGAATCTGTGCAAAACGCATATCAAAATGCATTGGACTTGATAACAAAGTTAAGAAAACTTGATGAAGAATGTTTTGATGGCCTTAAAAAAAATTTCCCAAATTTATTGCATTCAATTAAATTTGATTTATCGGCCAGATATGTTAAAACAGATAATGAAACAAAAGATACTAATCTTGATATAAAAAAGGACTTAACCAATGAAGAAACCAGAAGTTGATGAATTAGCTAACAATATAGGTCAACAAGCTCGCCCTGCCTTAAGAAAACTAATAAATGTTTTAAACAACGAATGCAAGAAATTAACTCTTGATTTAACCGAGCAACTTCCTCATGTAAAACCCGATGAAATATTCCTAACTACAATAGGTTGTTTGCTTTCTATGATGGTTGCAAACGCCACTATTGGACTCAAAAACACAGAGATTATTCCTGATTATCAATGGTTTATAGACAGCTTCTGTGATAGTGTAAAGTCTATTATAGCTAATGAAATTCTATCTACCAATGACAGAAATGCAGGACTGCTTAATTAACTTAATCAAAAAAAATCATCACAAAGCCAGGGCTTTGGGCGATAAAAAACTTCTCGTCTCAAAGGATGTAAAAGAGAAGGGGCGCATAATGGTTAAGTCAGATATTATAGAAGCTGAGGTGTCGGCAGTCCTTGACTGGATTAGGTCGCCTTTATGAAGATAATTGACGAGTTTTTACATAGAAATTTTCTCATAAAAATAATTGAGGTAGTTCCTGATTCTCATTGCGCCGAAGTTTATAAGTTAAGCAATCTTTTTCTTGAAGATGATATACCTTTGATTGCCGTAAGCGGATTTAAAACGCCCGAGGAGGCCGAAGAACGGGCGTTGCAACATATTGATGTTATTTTCAAGTAGCTGTCTTAAATATCAAAACAAGATAATAAATCGTATTAAAAAATGAGATGTAAGAAATGCAGGTTAATATTAAGACAACTATTGTACAAGACCAACTATAATTTTCTATTCCCTTAAGAGTACTAACAATGCCTTTAAAAAACAGAAAAACAGTAAACCATATGCCGCCGCAAATCGAAATAATAGGCCAAGCCATTATAAACTCCTTGTTCTAACTAGAAAGTTTAATCATTAGAATGACATAATGAAGTACGCTAAAAGAACTTATCATCATAAATATTATGCACAAAACCCCAAGAAATACGCATGTAGCTTGCTTCTCTACCATTTGAGGAATTAATATAAAAGAACCCATAAGACCTATTAAACCTGCAAGCCAAAACCCCCCGAAAATAGAAACACCTTGCCAGCTCATTATAAACTCCTCAACAAATCAATAATTTTAATAAGGTCTCTATTTGATAACTTCTCATCCACCGAAACTTTCACGCCGTTTGAAATAGTAAGTTCAAGTTTGTTTGTGTAATTTCTTTCTTCATCAATTGAAAATTCAGAGAATTGATAAAATAAGGCATTAGGTGGTTTTAACAGAAAAGACTTATCGCAAGTAGCAAATGAATCTAAAGGATGATGTAGCATTTGCGTATCAAGTGAATGCTCAGGAATATCATTAATATTAACAACTGAATCTTCGACCGCATGAGATTCATTAAAAGAATCAGGTTCATTTTCTTTTATATCTTCCTTTTTATCGTAAGTAATCTGGTCATTTAAGTTAAAGCTAACGCAAGCGTCAAATTTGCCCTCTTTACTTTTATCAATAAAATCAGCAAGTTGTTTTTCTTTCTTGCGCCCTCTTTTTTTCCCGCTCTTGGTAGTACTCTTTATTTTCAAAAGCATTTTTATATTATCAAGTTCATGTAGGCGACCTAATTTTTTAATCAGAGAAATGTAGTTTAAATGAACCATTATTTCACGAGCTTTTAAAATATCTAAGTTATGTTTCTTGCAATATTCTAGTTTACTTATGCTTAAATTTTGACACATTAACATTTGTGCTTTATATTCATCGTAATAATCGCAGGCCTCCTGGTCTAAGAATATCCTTCTCTTTATATTAATAAAGCTTGAGAATTTTAATCCATTGTTAGCGCAATATTCTTTTGCTGTATCATGAGACTCACAAAACTTATAACAATGGTCCAGAGCTTCCCCTATCGATTTTGAAGTCAGCATTATTTTAGATCTCTTCATCTTTTATTCCTTGTTTAAATCATTAATAAACATTTTTTCTCTTTCAATCATAAGTATTTTTATAAAACTCTGGCCCTGGTCTTCAGTCAATTCTGCTGGATTTTCTGCTTTGTAATAACCCATTGCTTTTTGATATCTATCGTCAGGCAACCCAACCTCTTCAATCAATTCTAATAATTTAGCTAAAGTTGTTTCAGTGATTGATTCGCCTGTTTCTTTAATGTCATTTACCTCAACAACATTATTTGTAACTGATTGATTTATAATAGATTTTAATATTGATGAAGCTTTGTTTTTTGGTTCTTGGTTTACAACAGAGCCTTCAATATGGCCTTCGATGTCTTCGATTTCTTCACGTGGCTTAATACCTCTTATAGCATCAGCAAAGGTATCTCTGATACAAAATGCCCTGGCTCGCATCTGTAACATTCTATCGGGATATTGGGACCAAGGGCCTGCTTTACCCCACAGCGAGGCTTTTTTTGCATCTTCAATGGTAAATTCTACGGTATGTGGCTCATGGTTTTTACGCTTTATTGTACATGTGGCACCTACAAGTTTATCCTTGTCATCATATATTTTATGCTCTTTTATATATTCATAATGAGAATGTCCTTGTATGACTGCTAAAAGACCATCTCCATACATACAGGGCTTGCCGTTTATTACTGCTATATCTTGCAAAGATTGTAGCATCGGGATACCCAATTGTACGCCCATGTCCATTGCTATCAGAATATCACTAGGCTTGCCTATCATGTTCTTGGGAACCATAGAGGATTTTGCTAAAAAAGAAGAAACCTCCATATAATGTGAAAAATTTTCCTTTGAAAACAAAGAGTTGTCTATATTTGCAATCTTTGTGTCTTGATGATTATGTACTTGTAATTCATTGCTCATTTTATTTAGTCCTCATTAGTAAATTATTGTTCTATGTCTATATCTATATCGTCTATTTCGTCATACATTGCAAACCGGGGTACTGTTAATTCTTTGGCTGCATATCCAGGCCATCTATTCATCTCAGAACAAAGTTTGTAATTAGCAACTAATTCATAAAACTGATTCATTCCGTACTCAAGAGCTTCCTGATGCATAATATAAGTCGCAGTCGCGTAAGGTTCTCTATTTTCAACGACAATAAAAATAAAGTTATCTATATCACAACCTATTGATTTTAAAGCAATTTTTATCATTCCTGCTTGCAGATAATACCCTGAACTTACTGCCTGGCGTTGAAAGGCATTATAGGAAGCGTCACGGGATGTCTTTAAATCCAAAGCAAAATTACAATTAAAGCCGTCAGGCCTAGCTTTACATAAAACATCTGCTCTCTCATCTTTGAAATAAATTGATTTTTCAATATTCAGTTCTTGTTTCGATAGAACTGAATTTATTTCAGGATTATTTTGTAATGATTGCCTCATCTCATATGCTCTCGCATATAAATCAGAATTTATGACGGTGACGCCTTTTTCTTTTGCATTTTCTAAAACAGAGGCATAATGCTCTTTACCTGCCTTGGTTCGCCTATCAATGTGCTCAGTCATGATATATCTATCCTGAAAGGATAATGGCTCAAGCACCAGGGTATGCACAAGCTCACCCAAAACCATAGCCTCCGAAGGAGTTTGTCTTGTTTTGTCGGGCTTTAAGTAAGAATGCCAGTAATGATAAGGGCTTTTCTTAAATTGCATCAGGGCGCTTCTCGATAGACCTGGTGACGAATGATATTCTTCATTACTTATATTATGTAAACCAAGTTTGATATCTTCAGACATTTTATTCCTCATAATTTTTAATTCTTGCAATAGCTTAAACAATTTATTATACTAAAGCAACAAATAATTTATTATTAATTAAAACAGGTGTATAGTATGACGATAGACGAAGCTTATAAGTATTTCGGAAGGAATTGGCGAAAAATGGCCAGGGACATTGGATTCTCGAAGAACTCTTATCAATACTGGCTAAAGATAGGGTATATCCCTATGCATACGCAAATTATCATTGAAGAGCATACAAAAGGGAAATTAAAAGCCAACGGAATTTTAAGGACAACTAACAATGAACGACCCTCAGTTAGTGCAGTTTAAGTATGCAGTAACGATGTCTTTAATGTCTTGTTTAAATCAGAAGCTAACACCTTATTTAATACAAGGCATTACTGAAGAAATACTTATTAAAATCAAGGATTTGTTAGAACCTATTAACAAAAAAGAGCTATAATATTTAACCAAAAACTCTATAAAAGGATATTAAAAAATGAAAGATGCAAAGTTCAAAAAACCTAAAAAAAGCTTGATTTTTTCTTCATATTTTTCATTGGTTGCAGTACTTTTTATCGTCGTAGGTCTTTTATTTTACATTGTAAGATACGACATGGATGAGGATTACAGGAACAGAATAGCAAAGATAAATCAATCGGGATTTGCTACAGATAAAGATAAGTTTGTAACTGATGAGGGCGATAAAATTGGTACTAAAAAAGTAATTTCTCTGCAGCAGAAAGAGCAAGAAAGACAAGATGATGTAGAAGATGCAGACGAAGAAGACCTGGACTTAAACGCAAAGTATTTTATATCCTGTGTTACAGATGAAAGTGGGATATAAAATCTAGTTGCTTGGTTGGACTTGCTCCTCTTTACTAAACGGAACGAGATGATTTAAGCATAAAAAATTTGGTAGGTCAAGAGTTAGAAACTGGCACGAGATTCTCGGGAAACCTAATGCCAGTGCGCGACGCGCTTTGATACTGCCAACCGCTTGTGGACAGCGGGCAATACAAATATTGTAACAATTTATTTTGTATAAATCAAGGCCAAGAATTATTTTGCAGAAAACGCTTTGAAAATCTTAAGATTAGTATTAGTGTGTAGAGTTACCAGGGGCGTCCTTCCCCCTAGCTGTCGAAGAGCTTTCCCGAACTTCCGACGCAACCATATTTTAGATAAGGTAAACCATTTCAACTAAATACCTTATCCCTTTGCTTTACTTGGAGATTTGCAAATGAACATCATCACAGCATTACATTCGCAACAGGGGAATTGTACATGACAGTCATGCCTAAACGCAATATAGAAAAGCTTATAAATCATTCTAAGCACATTATCGAGAAGCCTCCTTTTACACAAATCTATAATTTTGTTATCAACCATCTTATTGATTCCGATGCTTTTGCAATATGGGTTTACCTTCAATCCAAGTCAGAACAATGGATACCTAGAGAAAAAGAAATACATAATCACTTCATAAATTTAGGAAGAGACAGAATTCATCGGGCACTTATGACTTTAAAAGCCTGTGGTCTTTATGTTGTTGCTGTACACAGAAACGAACAAACTGGCAGATTTGGCTCTTGGAGCGTACAAGTTAAATGCGGAATTGGTTGTGAGGAAAAAATACTGGCCTGGAAGGAAAGCAGGATTAATACAGGACAAGAAAAGAACAAATTGAAAAACGGAATCCAGAGCGAGTATAAAGATTGTACAGAACAAGATCCCAATCAAAATACCCCTGAAACAGACCAAAACGAAGTGCATGCCGATATAATTATTGAACAGAATGATAGTGAAAACAATCAAAATGCACTCTGCTACCAGAATACTGGATTTCCAGAGACTGGTGACTCAGTATACATACATAACAAAGAGCTTTTAAGAAACAAAGAAAAACAAAACAACATAACTAAACAACAACATAACTTGATAGATAAGACTGAAGAAACAAAATTGTCCAGTTCGTTTGTTTTTGATTTGTTAAAAGAAAAAGAATTGTTGAATTGCAAAAATAGATACATGAAAGATGATTTAAGAGCAGATGTTGATTTTACAAGGCAGTGTAGATTCCATTTTCAAAAAAGGATTGCGGACGGTATTGAGCCATTAAAAGCATTCTTAGGTTTGAAAAAATTAATTGTTGAGGGTAGATTTTCATGTCCATCAGATTTCGTTAATGTAGACGATCAAAATTATTACAAATCACAAATGAAAAAACATGAAGAGATAAAACTAGATTCAAAAGAATCATCAAATTCAGCGATAGAAGCCATTCAGGAGGTCGCAGTTAAACGATCTTCGCATATCCCTGGCATAGGTAGCATGAAGCATCTTGAGCGCCTCTTGGTGACCAAATTTGCGAGGGCTAAGAAATTAAATCCCAATGTTACACTCGATGAATGCCTTGATTCGTGTCAACTTAGGCTTATGGAACCTTATCGAGAGCTTATTGAACAACTTAAAGATTTAAAAAATTATGAATAAATATCATAATAAAAATAAGTAACTTATTAACAATTTTATCCACAGAATTTGTGGGTAACTTTATAAGGATAAAAATGTCAATAAAAATATTAACAAAAGAAGAGGTTTTGCTAGAAAATATCAGGAGTTTAAGGTTCTTTATTGCAGGGGTACAAATGGCATTTGTAGATAGAGACATAGAATTTTCAGTGTTAGATCGTATTCAATATGAAATTGATATTTATTATGATGATTTATTGGAATTATTTGAAGAAAAAAATGATTGATATAAATACAATTGAAAACATTGTTTTTCTCTGTTCAAAAAAATATTCATTAATGCGAGAAAGAAATGAAATATATTGTGTGCCATTTAAAAGATTTTTTAAAAAGTACAAAAATAGAATAAAAATTATAGATGCAGAAATTTATGAAGTTGAATTGCAGCTTTATGAGCTTAATAACACACAAAGCAACAAAGAATTGATTAACGAATTAAGGTGGGTTTATAGGTGCTGATGACGCATTTGTTAGTGCACAAAACAGTCTTCGCCACAATGCTTGCATAGCCCTAAATTTCCATTAATTGGCTCTTCAAGTAAAACACCATCCCATTCATGCTGGCATTCAGGGTATAAAACATGACCCAACCAATTATGAAGTTCTAAAGCCTCAGATTCTGTTAATTCAAGACAATCAAAAGGCGGATAAATACCCTCTTTAAATTTTCTAAAGACTATTTCACTGTCCTTATATCTGAAGATATGTCCTGTTATTTTTAACTCCGGGTCCGGAGACATTAACTTGGCTCTAATCCATTTAATCACTTAGCTTAATCCTCATAAATCCGGTTGGCTTTGTATCTATCATATCTAAACATTCAGCTAACACGTTTCCTATATATTGAAAACCGTCATAAATTGGAGGGTTACAGATGTCTCTGCACCCATTAGAATAAGTGATTAAATCAGATATTTTATTAAAAAGTTTTTGTGTTGCTTCATTCATCTTTTATTCCTTAGTTAACAGTTATATTTTTAAGTATTTTTTCCATGTAAGCATCAAGCCACACCTGGAAACCAGAATTATCAGTTACAAAGTGGTATAGTACTTTAATGCTAATACATGTAGCTGCTTGCATCGCTTCATTGCCACAATTAAGTCTTTCATGAATTTCTTCAAGCATTCCTTGCAGTGATTCAAGTTGTTGGCTGGCTATTGAAATAGCCTCCTCCCTGGATATTTGGGTTGTCATTTTAATGAGTCTCTTTTATATTTGCAGCCACTTCATAGAAAATAGATTCTATCTCGGCTAGAATTTTGTTTAATTGTATTGCCCGTTTATGCTTAGGCAGGTTGTATGCTAAAAATATTACGGGCATGTGGCAAATTATCATGCACATTAGATTGTTAATAATTTGATTTTCTGTTTCGCCTCCATTAAAATTTTTATCTGAATTAGAAAGTAATTCTTTTACTTTAATTTTTAATGTGTCTAGCATGGCCATAGATAAATTATTCATTTCAATATTGAATTCATCACTGATAGTTAGTAGTCCATTTGTGAGTTTAATAGTCATTTTAATGAATCTCCTGCGATCTATCGATCATCTGAAAAAATATAACTTCAATTTCATTAATCAATCTCTGCATGTGACATTCTCTATCTTCGGATGGAACAGAAGACATAACGAATCTTCCTGGCATGTCGCACAAAGTAAGAGCCATAATATTTTTAACGAGTTGATTTTTAAATTCTCCGTCAAATCTATCTTCACAGTATCCAGGAAGCTCATTGGCAAGCATATTTTTTATGTTTTCTTTCAATATTTCCAAAAATGATATAGATAACTCATTTATAGGGTTATTAAGAAGGGTAATGATGTCAATGAGTTGTTCTTTCATTTTAAGTTAATCCCTGATTCGTTAATTTGTTCTTCCTCGGGCTTAGATTTTCCTTCAAGAAAGCCATTTATGAAGAATCCTTTGCAGAGAAGTTTTAAAGGCAATTCGTCAATCATGCCTTCCTCCTTTGCTTGCTGCCAACTTCGTTTAAAAAGTATCTGGCAGTCATTTATACTTTCTAGTTCTTTTTCTTGTTTAGTCTGTGTCATTGGCTAAATCCTTCCGAATACAGCTCTAATTTATCAGCTACAGTATGCAAATATAATTTCGCGTCTTCCTTTGTTTCAAAGACAAGGTGACTTGGTATTGGAAATTCTATATCTTGGTTTAATAGAAAAAAATTACCTGTTTCATCACTTTCATGTATGCGAATAACCTGATATATGACTTCATCTATATTAGAAATTAAATCTCCTGAAAATCTTTCTATATTGTGAGTACGAAAATTACCTTTTACTCCAACTATCATGGCATACGATAAATGCGCGCCTGTATAATTTGCTATATGCAAAACGTAAACTGGATCGCCTAATTTAAAATGTTCATTTATCATTTTTACCCCCAAATTATCCTAAGTGAATTTTGTATTTCTCTAGCCATCTGAACTATTTTGTCATTTGAGATAAAATCGGGTTCAATTGCATTAAGTTCTTGATTATTAAAGAAATTTTCTATCTTTTCGTTTGCTATTTCATGTTCGTGTTGGCGTTCAATTTCTTTAAAGTTACAAAGAGAATCGTAGGCTTGTTTTATTTCTGGTTCGTCGCCGTGGTATAGGTCGTTCATTTTATTCTCCTTCGCTTTTTAATAATTCAAATTTATTTACACATAGTTCTATTGTTTCATGTTGATAATCTCTAAATTCATCGCCGTCTATATCGTCAACTTCTAATCCTAGAGAGAAAAGCGCCTCCTCAAGAATATCCTCATGTGAAAACATATCCTCCTCTAAGCCGTCTTGATATTCTTCAACTGTATAATCATCAAAGGCTGGAAATTCATCGACAGCTTTAAGCCAATCTTCTCTTTGTTCTTTTAATGCATTCCAAATTGTTTCTTTTAGGTCTATTTCGTATTTCATTTTTATTTCCTCATCGTTTATCAA